CCAGTTAAACCAGTGTCGCCAGTTAAACCAATCTCACCTTGAATACCTTGAATACCTTGAATACCTTGTTCACCAGTTGCACCAGTGTCGCCAGTTAAACCAATCTCACCAGTTAAACCAATTTCACCTTGAACACCTTGAATACCTTGTTCACCAGTTGCACCAATCTCACCAGTTGCACCAGTGTCGCCAGTTAAACCAATCTCACCAGTTGCACCAGTGTCGCCAGTTAAACCAATCTCACCAGTTAAACCAATTTCACCTTGAACACCTTGAATACCTTGTTCACCAGTTAAACCAATTTCACCTTGAACACCTTGAATACCTTGTTCACCAGTGTCGCCTTTGTCGCCCTTGTCGCCCTTGGCACCATCATTACCGTCTGCACCATCAGAACCATCGGAACCATCGGAACCATCTTGACCGAATGCACCTTCAAATGACATACCAGTATGAGTATACCCATCAAGGTCTTTGCCGTTATCATCTTTCAATAGAATGCTACCATCATCAGTTACGATAGATGATCGACATCTACCTTCAGTCTCATCAGTCGATGCAACACCACCACAAGTTCCCAGTCGGAAACCACCTTGCACTTCACTCGGAAGAGCAACAGTGCCAGATGGTGCAGCAATTGCATTGCTTGTTGTGCCTGTAATAACAGCAAGGACTGCTGCGGATAAAATTGTTTTCTTCATTTTTTACTCCATTTTAAATGCACGATGTTTGTGCCTTTTTCTATTTCTTGTATACTATTATAAGCATTCAGGATGAGATGTCAAGTCCTCACTGTGACCTTAATAGTAGTCAGGGATGACACGCACTATCTCTTTGTACTCTTTCTTAGTGATGCCCATCAACTCGCATAAAGACTCATCATCCCATTTATAGTTAAAGTTAACAAGTGGAACCGTAGTCAGTTCCCCGCGAGAAAGTTGTACATTATATTTCAATATGGACAGACAGAAACGAGCAACTTTAGATTGCAGATAAAGTCTAACGTTCTTCAATTGCTTGTCATTTTTAACGGGAATACCTCTGCCTGATTCAACTCGGTCGAACTCGGAATCCTTTGAGCAAAATGTGAAGAAGTCTGCTGACCCCACATGCCCTCTTATGCCCTGAATATAGAAACGAGTACCTTTGTGCTTATCATCCCCTACGTTAGATGGGTCAACAATAACATCCTGAATTGAACCATGTTCGGAAACATATTCAGAGACTCTTTTCTTTAACTTTATGAAGATTGTCGGTTCCATTTCAGTTCTGACAATACCATCTATTTCAATATTTTCATAAAATGTTCCATCACAATATTCCAGAAATTCTACTTTACCACTGTTACTATAATCTTTCTGGAGATATGTGACCGCAAGGTTGGAACCAACCTCTGCTTCAGGAAAAACCTTACATCCATCCATTAGTTTAACATGTGTGGTATGCTCTTTCACATTCTCTAACATCTTAGCATCAGGTACTTTTTTATTTTCTTTCTTGTTAAGATATGGTGAGGCAGGTTGGATAAATGCCATCTGTCCGTCATCAACAAGTAGTTCTAATGCCTTATTGAAGAACTGCTGATGTAGGGCAGAAACGCCTTTATATGGTGGATTAGCAGCAATCACATTAAACTTCATATCTTCAATCTCTTTAAGTGTTAATACCTCAATGCCTGTCTTCGCTTCCAGACCTTCTTTGGTTTTACGGATAATAACAGGACAGTCTGTTGTGAAATAGACATTATTAAATCCTGCTTCTTTCAAGTCAACTGCCATAGCATAATCGAACATTGCAAGGATTGCAGAATCCTCACACTTATTATTGACTGTTTTAAACAGCATTTCCTCTACAACAACTGCACTAGTTGCCTTACTATTATTATATAGTATTGCGTTTAGTGCAGATGTGTCATCGCGACAGATGCTCGCTAATAGTGCATAATCTTCGTTCTTCATAATATGTCCTTGCTTCACTTCTCGATTCAATACAACCATTATACACCATATGAGGTCAAATGCAACCCGTAAAATGTCAATGGAATCAATGACTTACGAGTGCCACCGCTCAGTTTGCCAGATTTGTCGCCAGATTCAACTTCGCTTGTGGGTCAATGGGTGCGGCATACTCTTGCAAGGCAACTTTCGCCTTCTTCCGCATCTGATTCCAGAATACGATGTTGCCGTCCACGCTTTTGGATATCTCTTTGAAGTTAATAACCTCGACCATCTCACCGTGATTCTTTGCCAACTTGTAGTGCATCCCTTTACCTGTAGTGAACAGGATGTATCGCGCAGTGCAAGGGTGACCCTCTTGCAGTGCTTGCTGTTGAGCATTAGACATGAAGTTAGGAATCCGTGAACCATCGTTGGTAGTGAATTCCTTTGTACGATTGGTCGTACCCTTCGTCTGAATGTAAACTGGTGACATGGGGCATGCTCGTCTGTAATTCTGCGAACCCTTCAACGCCTTATGCGTGAGGGATTCAGCATAGTGGTCTACGCCTCCATCATCCTCGGCATTATGGTAATCGTCAGTTGACCTGATATTACCAACATTGTACTTCGCACCAAAAACCTCAAAGAACGATTCACATAAGAATTCAATCGATGCTCCGAAATAATGTGGCGACCATGCATCTGGATTATTTAACAGATGCTTGTACTCTCCGAGATGATAGACCTTGATTGCCTTTTTATCGGATGCCAGTTTATTTGCTGTCCTGACATACTCCTTGAGGGTGTTGCCCTCAAGCAGTTCCTTCCTTAATGGTGCTTGCTTTGCGAAACTATGCATGTTGCCTCCTATGCTGCGTTTAACAATTCTAAGAACTCGGCAGTCATAGCGACTGTCTGCTTCTGCAACTCAGTTGCTAACACGATGGCAGACCGCATCAACTCTAGTTCTTCAGCATCTTCCTTTACACCGATGATCTCTGAAGTCTCTAGGATTCCTTTACCATCTACTGTCGGATAACCTGCTGTAGTTAATGCCTTAGTCCACCGCTCAACATCAGATGTGTCGAGTTTACCGTTGTTGTCAACCACTGCAATAGCGATGAATGCTTCTTGCTTCTTACGAAACCTACGCGCCTTCGGAGTTCCGTCCTCTTTAAAGTCCTGTTTAAATGGTCGCGTAACTCGCCCGATAGTCTGTAAAAACTTCGACTGAGATAATCCTCTGGCAATGAATGCGCCAGTCAATCCGTCAATGTCAATGCCTTCTGACAATGTGTCGCAATGAACTACAATGCATGGTGAGGGGTCATTCTTAAACATCTGAAGAACTTTATCGCGCTTCTTCATTCCCTTTGCTGATCCGTTAAATGTATTGCGACCTGCTGCGATAGTGTAAACATTCAACTCAGTTCCTGTCGCCTCACGAATGTCAGCAATTTTATCGTTAATCTCTTCGAATCGTGTTGTGTTAGGTAATGCGACAAGCATCTTATGAACCATGCTTTTATCAACTCGCGCTGCCTGATCCTTAAAGACTTCACCGATGGTAGTGGCATAGTCATGCTCTGCACCAGATTCGTCAGTTGTAATCTTCGCCAAGGAAATGGTCGGCATTACTGAGTAACCCTGACCAATCAATGTTGCGGGTTCAATGTTCCATGATGAATCGTTGATGCCGAATTTAGTTACATCCGACATACACAGATCGTCAGAAGCATCAGTGGTAATAGGTGTTGCAGTAAAAAACATCACTGGAGATTTAAACATGTCCAGAACCTTACGGTTTTCCCTTTCCATCAAGTTATGCGCTTCGTCACATATTATCATGTCGAAAATGTCCCAATCCGCAATCTTAGGCAGAGACTTGTAACTGGTAAATGTGATGCTATCAGTTGACTCATCCGATAACCATCCAGACAATTCGTCCGTACTAGTTGTTGACCTGTTGATAGCGTTAGTGCTATCGTCATCGTTAGTCATACTCTGTGTTGCAGTTCCACTATCGAAAAAGTGAAATGGCACTTTAAAGTTCTGAAACTCTGAACGATTCGCCTGATCCCTACTCAATGCGATTCGGGGATAGACAACAAGAATCTTTTTATACAACTTAGATTCAGACTTTAAAATCTTTTCAATCAACTTAGTAAAGATGACAGTTTTACCCGCACCAGTCGATGCGTAGTAACTAGACCGTTGGATGCCGTTCTTCCAGTTCTGATGACAAGCACTGAACTGCGACTTCTGGTATTTCCGAAAACTCATAATATATTCCTTCATTTCTCTATTCAATACAACTATTATACCAGAATGGGGTTGAAATGCAACCCCAGAAACTTCAATAGAATCAGGGACTTACGCCATCTGCCTGTGGGAGTATATGTCCCACTTCTCTACGATTGGTTGCCCATATGCGTCTTCATCGACTGCGATGTATGCAACAGTCTGCAATACACGCGCATAGCGAAAACCATCGTTGGTTATCAGTTTGTGGGGGAACTCCCAAGTGGAAGTATTCTCGCCTTCATCATTAGGCACATAGGTGTGGTTACCTTTGACATCTTTCTCAATAAACGATCCAAACATAATATATTCCTTCATTTCTCTATTCAATACAACTATTATACCAGAGAGAGGGTCAAATGCAACCCCAGAAACTTCAATAGAATCAGGGACTTACGAGGGGAGGGAAAAAGTCAATGGAATCAATGACTTGGGGGTGAGCGGTGGCGTGGTATGCATAGTCATACCACGCTGTTTGGTGCTAGTCTTGATACGGGTGACCCTTTACCTTCAGGACAGTCAACACTTGCATCACGATAGTGGGAACGATAAAGAACTGCGTGATATGCCCAACGACATAACCCCAGTCTTTGCCACCGAAAGGACTTTCCTTCAACATCACCTTGGGGAAGAGAACTCGTAAGTTTTCAACATCCATATTGGTGTAGGAATGTCCAACTTGCATCAGTGTCCACCATAAACGGGTTCCTGCTTCACCAGGACCATCAGTTGCTATGTAAGACTTCTTTGCTATTTCTAATCTATCTTTGTAATCACTCATTATTATTCTCCGTTTGTATTTCGAGGGTCAGTCTTTGAGGTCGAGCAGTTTCTCTTCTATCAGTGCCTTTTCATCATAATTTCGGTCAAGTTCGTCATCGATGTAATCTTTCCTACGCACATCTGCCTTATCTGCTGAACCATCACTGATCTTGTTTTCATAATAGACTCTTAACTCATTACCTCTTGTTATCTCTTTGTCTAGCAGGTCTGCCTTGAGTTCGAATTCGATTTGTGAACCAGCGTGACGAGCATCAAGGAACCATATGCATGCAAGGATGCTGGCGGTTACACCTATTACGGTGGCGATTGCTTCGATTGTCCTTATGATAGATTTATTATTATCAGACATTTTATTATTCCCTGACCTTCTCTGGGTCGTTTAGAATGCTATGTTAGTTACTACTGAAACGACTGGTTGTATTTGCATGAACTTCATGAAGTGTGCGGTGCTTTGCAGCATGTAGTTGGTGATCTTTGAAAGGATACCTTTCAACCAAGACTTCAGTTTGTCAAACGCATTGCTTATCATCCCTTCGTTCAGGTTGGGGTTGTTCTCCAGTGCATCAAACTCTTCGGTCAGTTTACCGACAATCAAACCAACAACAGACCAGTAACGATACTGACCCGTCTTGGTCTCTTTGCCGTCAACTTTCTTCTTTACTGATGTGGTCTTGAATCGGACAGACAAGTCCATCTTGTTTGCAATCTTAGAGACATATGATTTGTCGGTGACCTTATGCAAACTACAGTTTGAACCATCAAACTCGCATACAAGGAAGTGTGAACATGTTGCTGCGCTGTTGCCAAACTTCACATCACCAGACATTGCTTCGAATGCGAATGCGTTAGCAAACTCTTTGTTGGTGCTAAAGAGATTGCCTAACTCCTTCATCATCTCTTTGTGTGCTTTGTCTGCTGCCATCACCATCTTGTCTTTGCCCTTGGCAACTTCTTTCTTCAAGTTACCCTTGGCGACTGATGCTGGTGCAAGACCTTCAAGCATACCTTCAATCTTCTTAACAACCTTGGGTGCGATGCTGCCCTTTGTTGCTTCCAGTGCTGCGTTGAATGTTGCGGTGGATTCGTTGCGACCTCCACTCATCAACTGTGCCTGACTACCTGACTTCAAACTGATTCGTGCCTTACCAATCATAAAGTCAGTCTTTGGTGTCTTGGTAGATCCTGGAACCTTGCCTGGCCAGAACGATGCCCACTCAGCAGAGACTGGATAGTTGTCTGCACCAAGAACCTTGCCCTTGCCACGCATTCCGTTCTTCTTCAAGAACGCATCAACCTTGATACCTGCTTCCTTGTCAATGTCGTGCTTGGCGTTACCTACGGGTTTGCCATTCACAGCAGAGATGATGACCTCTTCCATCGACTCTCCGCGAGAACGTCCTTCGGATAGGTCTTCAGTGAATTCGTTAAACTTGTACATTGTTATTCCTTATGATTGAGGTTATCTTATGGTTCAAAAAACTTGCGAGCTCGTCCAACAATAGTTGTCGCTTGGGACTTAGGTGCGCCTAGCATCCCAAAACGTCTTACTGAGTTCACCCATCGTTTCATCGGTTCTTCCAATCTTGCGTACTTTGGTGTAAATTTTGTTTACACCATCAGTCCGTATACCCGCAGTTTGTTTTGCCCATAGAGGTGTGTATGGACTATTTGCACCTGGAAATGCTGGTGCATTATCGTATTCCCAGTTAGGGTTATTAGGTATTGCAATCCACGCCATGAGACTATTCCTAGTATTAGATTATGTGTTTATTTATACTAATCTACAGTGCCATCTTCATAAGTTCCACACCAACTGCAAGGTTCTTCCTTACCAACCATCAGGACACCATTGTATCGGCAGTTATGCTTCCACAATGTTGCCTCTGGTTCAGTCGTGCTACGTTCACCAACAATCTCTAAAAGCATGTTAGGTTTTTCATCTGACATAAATTGCTCCTAGACTATGATGCTACCAGTTGCTTTCAACCAACCATCTGCAACTTGCGGATGTGCTGGAATGACAGTCAAGATGCAAGACTTATTGAACTCGCCCCTTGGCATATTCTGTGCGCCTGTCATTGAAATGCCAGGTGCGAATCCACCACCTTCATTATCGCTGCCACCTGGGACAAACAGTAATGGAGACTTCAGCATGATTGTCGTTGCAGTTTCACTTGCAACACGACCAACTATCTCACCGCACATAGTAACCAATGTTACAACTTCTTCTTCTCTTCCACTCATTTTCTACTTCCTTCCTTTGTGATAACCTTTAGACTCATAGCGAGTCACTTCATTTTCGGGAACCCGTATTGCTGCTCCCTTTTCCTTCTTCATCCAAACTGTGTTTGAATGTAGATTTCCTTCTTTATCTTTTGATGCCCACTTAGGTGGATTCTGCATCCACTTAGGAACATCGCTATCTTTTTTCACATCTGGAATCCTTCGGTTGATATCCTCTTCCCTGTGGACGTATTATCAAATACTGGACCCGTGTCCTGTTGTTGCGGGACATCATTGACCAGACCTATGTCTGCGTTCTCTACATTGTAGAGTCGCATCTTACTCCTATCGACACCCATCACAAACCTTTTGTTGTTGTTTGGATCAGCGTAACGATTCTTCAACTGCTTGACCATCACCTGATTGAGTGCGGTCAACTCGTCATTCGCAATCAGTGCAAGCATCAGGTCAGCAGTTGCAGGAAGACCAAATGATTCTGATGTGTCTTCAAGTCCTGGGTCGCTGCTACCATAACCACTTCGGGTTGTTTGGGTTGCACTCATTATCGGTATGTTGTTCTCTACTGCAAGTCCTCGCATCTCTTCAGCGATTGCCTTGATGTATGAGTAGGTGTTCACATTGCCACCGACCTTCATCCTTGAGGATGAACAAATATTTAGGTAGTCAATAAACACGATGTCTGCGGTGAACTTCTTCTTCAACTTCAACTCATTCATCAGTGCGCGGAAGTGACCACAGTGTGCTTGTGCTGTTGGATATTCCTTGATGATGAGTTTGCCGTGTGTCTTAGCAGCAATCTTATCAATCTTAGATGTGTAAACATCCTTTGATAAGGTTTGAATCATATCAATAGGCGTGTCCAACAAGTTAGCATCAATGCGTTCTGCAATAGATTCTTCTGACATCTCCAAAGTTATGTACAACACATTCTTACCAGCACTCATCGCTGCGGCAGCAGCGTGACACATAAACAGAGACTTACCAGCACCAGTGCCAGCGAGTATGATATTGAGTGACTTGTTCTTCATTCCACCTTTGGTGATAGTGTTGAGCATGTCAATGTCAAAGGGTATGCGCTCCTCTACGCGATGGTAGAAGTCGTAGCGCGACTCTGAACTTGTCAGGTAGTCGTGACCTACATTGTTGTCGAACGTCACACCCAACGCTTTAGAGAGGATGTCAGGCAGTGCTGTTTTGGTCAGTGTGTCGTGCTTACCATCGATGATGCTGATGGACTCCAACACGGCATTGAACAACGCTCTGTCCTGACACCACTTCTCAGTATTGACCAGCAACCACTCAAGGTCTGTCTCCTTGTCCTCGGTGAAGAGGTCAGGTAGTATTGCTACGCCACGCTGATATGTGTCATCATTAAGACCAGAGTCTTCCTCTTGCAGTGAGATGAGGAAACTGTCCATGCTTGGTGGTTTGTTGTACACCGCAACATACTTGACAAACTGCTTGAACATTATCTTGTTGATAGCATCGCTAAAATACTTGTCGTCCATGAATGGGACAACCTTTCGCATGTACTCATCATTAGTGAAGAAACTACGCAACACCATAGTTTCCATATCAATATTCAATCTTCTCTCCAGTCTCTTTGTCAATGTAAAGGTTAACTCCTCGCTCATGGAAGTCATTCATGATATGATCTATCAAGGCACCACAATATTCATAAAAGGCGTTCTGTATTTCTTCTGTTACATCCAAGTCTTTGTATTTCTCTGAAAGAAGTATTAGTTCCAGATCATATGTGATAGTTTCGCACTCATCAACTATTTGGATGTTAGTGTATTTGATGATGAAGTCTTTCCACTCACCTGAATTGATTATCACCAACCACTGCGAATCATCAGTGGACTCAGGGTCTTGGGCGACAATGTAATCAACGCCTTCTTGCATCAGGAACCTCTACTATCTTTGCGTCTGCAAACTGGACAAAGTTTATGTATCCCGCATCTTCGCGGGACTTGTACTCTGTGCGTTCAATGGCAAGCAATGGAACTATCTCACCAACCTTATCGGCATACCAGCGCATGCCATCACCCCTGCTTGTTATCAAGAGTGCTTCCATCATTCTCCAACCAACTCCATAGCGGATAGGTCAACAAGTTCTCCACCAATCTGGAATGCCTTGCGGGTAAACTCTTTGAAGTCTGTCTCATTGAAGATTGATTCCCAGAACTCAGGTTCTAATGTGTCCTTCTCTCGCACCTTAGTGCCGATGACATCGCCAGTGGTTGTGTCCACCTTTTGATACCAACCGTTTGAAGGTTTGACAACGTAAGCACCCGCTAGTGCAACATCAAGCAGACCAGAGTATGCTTCAATGCCACCTTCCCATGTCACTGAGATAGGAATCTTAGACTTCTCGCGAACAAAGCGAGACTTCTCAACGTTGATGATGAAGTCATACCCTTTAATCTCTGTGCCGACCTTCTGTTGCCTACGACCGATGATCCAGACATTGTCTGCTGAGTACATGATGCCAGTTCCACCAGACACGATGTCCTTTGGAAACAAACCAATCTCTTTGTATGTGTGGTTGATGGCAAGCATTGGGATGTTCTTCATTGACAGATATGGTGTGACCATACGGAACAGACTCTTGAGTTGCTTGGCGCGAGTCATGTCTGCGACAGACTTCTCGTTCATTGTATCTTCGAGTTCTTTCTTAGATGCAAGGTTACCGATGGAGTCGATGACTATGATGACATCGTCCTTCTTATCCAATGCTTCAAGTTGTGCAACAACATCAAACTTCAACTCTTCCACATTCATTACAGGTACATGCAAGACACGGTTTGTGTCAATACCGAATGTGTCAAAGTATGCTTGGGGTGAACCAAACTCTGAATCGTAGAAGATCATCACTGCGTCTTTCTTCTCTCGCAGGTACGCTGCTGCCATAAGCAGTGCGAACGATGTCTTAAAGTGTTTGGATTGCCCCGCCAGGACGGTCAGTCCCGATGATAGACCACCATCGATGTCACCCGACAGGGCAACGTTCATCATAGGCACACCAGTGTTGATTAGTGCGGATGGTGCGTAGACTTTGGATTCACTCAGGACAGCAGTATCTTTGATCTTGCTTGCCTTCATAAGTTTTTGCATTACTGACATTTACTTCTTCCTCTATTACTCAATTTCAATACTCTATTATAAGCATTCAGGATGGGATTGCAAGTCTTATTTGACTTCTTTGAATGTAGTGTTGGTTTCATTGTCGTGACATACCCAACCGTCTTTGAGGTCAACCCTTGCGTATTTTGGGTCTTTCCATGTCATTTCCTCCATCTTTTGGATGTAGTCATATTCATCCCAATCATCCTCACCCTCGACATCGATGATGATGGAAAAAACGGTGGTCTCTGTCACAGTGTATGTTCTTTTTGTCATGTTCTATCCTTCCTTTACAAATATTCCATCAACCATCATACCCTTGCGGTCTTTGATATCATCGTATGCCACTTGCAAGCACTCGGTGATACTCAGGTTATTGCGTTCTGCGATATTGATAAGCACCACCATGATGTCACCGATATCATCGCTCATGTCCTGACCCTTGCAGACATTGTCGCTTAACTCTCCAACTTCTTGAATAAGTTTGCATACTTGGTCTTTGTCTGTTGCACCATCAATCAGGTTGCGGTCGTAGTGCCAAGTCTTGATATTGTGTATGAGTTCGTCAATCTCTTTAGGACACTCAAAGTTGTCTGTTAATATGCTCACGGTTACTCTCCTATTGAAGTATAATGTCAATGAACATTAGTGCTACACCAATCTCACCATCTTTGTTCAAATGGATACTGTCTTCATCAATATATTCTGGCATCTCGTCAATATAAAGAAGGTTTAAATTATCCCAACGCATTTCGGCATCTGCCAGTGCTTGTCTCACATACGTTAATGCTTCTTCTCTACCAGACATATAAATGTGCGGAACCAACCAATAAACTTCAACTCCATCCATAGAACTCATGATGAGGTCTAAACCTGTTGGGAACTCTTCCATGATGGAAACCACATCTAAGGTTTTATCTTCTCCAGAATATGCTGCCATGTCATTTGTTCCAAGAGAAACAAATACCGTGTCAACTTGAGTTTGTCCTCGTATTGCAGTCACACGCCCAGACCAATATTCAGAAGACCCATCGTGAACTGTAGTCATTCCACCCATGCTGTTGTTAATAACCATTGGTGCATTATCCCTGCGAGATAATGCGCTGACAAAAACTGAAGAGGTCTCTTCCATAATACTGTCGCCCATTATGAGTACAGTGCTAGAAACTTCGGGTTGCCAATAACAACCCGAAAGCGATGCTATCATTCCTGCTGCTAAAAATGTTTTACGAATGTTCATTTTTTTTCTCCTATATGTATTGTTCTAACTGATCCTTTTCGTAGAAGTTCAAGTCCACAACTAGCACTTCCAAGAAACTGCTCGTCATAAAATACTTTTGCTATCCCACTGGATATCATAAGTTTCGCGCACTTGATGCAGGGAGAGTGTGTTATGAACATCCATGTGCCTTCGCTGCTTGATGAACTTCGTGCTATCTTTGCGATTGCATTCTCTTCAGCATGCAGCACCGCTTCCTTGGTGCGTACTTCTCCATTTTTCTTTTCTTCACAGACGTTAGACATACCACTCGGCATGCCGTTGTATCCTACTGATATGATAGCACCAGTTGAGGGGTCAACGATGATTGCACCGACCTTCAACCGTTTGGCAGTAGAACACTTAGCAAAGTTTTTTGCTGTCTCCATGTAGGCACTACAAACTTCTTTCTTCATCTTCATAATCAATCTCCAGTGTAACTATTACTGTATGCGAACTTCAATGCCCTTGCCGCTTCTACGTCAAGGGGTCTAGACTCATACCAACCACCAGTCTCGCCATCAAGTTGCTTGCACATCTCAACTATCTGGTTCTGCGTGATA